ATAGAATTCAAGAAATTGCCATATTCTGAAATCTGGAGAGAGAAAGGAGAGAGGAGAAGAGAGGAGTTGCCAATTGCCAAACCATGGATGGTTATTGCTATTTACGCTATTTTGCGATTGCTGGATTGGACATACGTGCCAATCTTGCTACTTTTAAATCGTATCCCCGCATACGTGATGTAATGTGGGCTCTATACGATCAGCTCCCTGCTGGGGCTGAAAATATGCTTTTGCCGTTTCCCGATTGGAACGGAAAAACATACCACATCGGTATTTCGTCGCTTCGTATACCTTTTGTGAAGTTGTTCGACATGTACTGGAATGATTATCGGTATATTGGCGGACAAAACCTCTTACCTGCGGGCTATTGTTATCTTCGGTGGTTTAAGGCTATTGGAGTTGACTCTAGTACTCGCGAGTGGTACGCAAGGATGTTAGGCGCGTATCCTTTGGTGAGAGATGTCCTGGGAACTATACGCTCGCTTGCGTTGGATTATCATCGATTCCCAGAAGGGCGAATAATATCCGCTGAAGTTATACATGTCTCTGATGACGATTCGCTATTGAGTTTTTCTCAGTTGTGTATAAAATATAGACGTATGAACTTACGCGTTGGAGCAAATGTTGGTATTGATTTTAGAAGTTCTATTATTCCGATTTTGGAGTCAAGGGGAATTAATAGCGATCAGGTCATTACCGGTATATTGCATAATCAGATTCGCAATAGTGATTCTGTCGTATGTACGCAGTTGATGAACGAAGTGGCTGATGGTATTAGAGACGCCAATCGTCGTAGAAAGGAGAGAGTAGTTGTGGCTTGCGCCTTGACCGCGAAGGAAAGAGCAAATCTTGAGTCTGCGTTTTCCGATTTTAGGATTGAATATTCAAATTCTCCGAAATCTCAGCTGCATCCTTTTGCTGCAGCACATCGTATGTTGGAATTGCAGAAAATGCTGCTCTTTTGCGGTTATGATTCTAGGGATACTATTCCTATTGGATATCACGCTTTGGTAAAGGACGTCGGTGGAAAGCTACCGATGCATATAAAGCGAGGACGAAGAAATGTTCATTGTTGTGCACCAATTCTCGACGCACGTGATGCTTCGCGAAAGTCTTGTAATGAGCAAGAATTAAAGGATTATATGCGAACGGCAAAGGGGGCGTGGTTTCGCGATTATTGTAGAGACACTGAAGAAAGTCGTGTTTTACTGCGAACCGTATCTTGTGAAAGGAAAGGACAACATTGTGTCGTAAAGGCGGAAAAGTTAATTTTTTTGCATTCGACATATGATATGACTCCAATTGAGGTTGCCGATTGTTTTGATTCTGCAGACGCTGTTATGGGTTATATATCTGTCTTGTTTGATCCGGCGATGTTTCTAACGAACCATGGCGTTATTAAAGCTATGGGTTGTTTTTGGTATAAAGACGTTGACGAGAAGCAGATTACTTTTACGTTTCATGATGATGAGAGTTTAACGTATAAGCATCGATTGGATAGCTATCTTTCTTTGATAACTACATCGGCGATTAAATCGTCACGCGGCGTGCTATATTTTTTAGAAACAATTTGGAAAAATAATGGCGTGAGGATTATTAGAGTTGTGCGAAATGTTTGCGAAAATGTTCCTAAGTCGATTATGACAAAAAATATATATTATCCTGATCTTGAGAAAAAGAAAATAGTTACTGTTTATGACTTGTTTCCTGAAGGTGCAAATGGTACTGTTAGATTGAAATTTGAGAGACACAACTTCGTTGTTTCTGAACGTTTATGTAATTTGGCGCTCAACTGGGCTTTAAGGCTCGGCGTTACAAAGTTTACGCTGTCCAATGTTTTTGAGTACTGTTGTTCGGTTAATTCTAGATATGTGATAAATGGTGTCGATGTAACATCGCCTGATGATGCTTTGGAACCGATAACATTGTACCATTTAGCTATGGCTGCATACATGACCGCTTTTGTACAGAGATGGAAGGGCGGTGAACTTTTAAAAATGTGCACTGAGGAAGAGTTACGTTTTAGAGAGCAATGTAAGATGTCGACTGCGTCGTTGGTTTCAAGAAAAATTGGTAGAATGTTGCTGAGAGTTCTGACGTTGGGATTTTATAATGGTCACGATAATAATTATATTGTTGAAAAGAATAGAGAGATTGTTGAGTCCAATAAGGAATTCGACCCGAAAGATTATATCGATGTGCCAAAAATGAAGGAGGAGGGCGTTATGCAACAGCAACCGCAGGTTACGGTTGCGAGGAATCTTACGGATAACCAAACAGTTAATTGTTCATATTATCGTCGTTTGCGTGCTTGGGCTATGTGTTGTCCTGCCGTTAAGGTTAATATATTTAAAGCAACTACTTTTTCGTCTTTTAGTACTCTCGTGTTGGAGCATCAGCAAGCATTTGTACCTGGAATGATGTTAAAGAATTCCATTGATAGCGAGATACAATTGAAATCTCCTCCAAATACCTTCGATTTTACTAAGGAGGAATTAGCTGCATTAATAGCGGATAAACTCACTCAAGAAATTGAGTCTGATGATGAGGAGGAAGGATCAAGCGAATCCGATTCTGATGTCTCTATTCTTAGATTGTCGAAGAGACGACGAGAGGAGAAAAAGGAGAAAGATCAACTTTGGGAGTCTTTTAAGAAGGAAAAATTGAAGGAAAAGCTTAGTCCTGAGGTGTCTGAAGGTAAAGTTGAACCGTCAGCACCACCACAGAGTGCATCGTCGTCATCTGACGTACCGAAAAGAAAATTTGCCAAGAAATATGTTTCAAATGTTGAGGTCTCTAGCGATGATGAGCATGATGAGGTCTTAAGAGCCAGGGTTTTCAGTGAAAATGTTAAACCGTATCATTCGAAGGACTTTGATGATCAACCAGTTATGTCGCAGGAGTTTTGGAATACTGTTTCTGAGCAGACAGCATCACAGGTCGAGAAGCCGCTCCCGGTCGTTGAAGGTGAGGGGATGGCTGCAACAGTTGTGTGCCCACCTATTGTGAGATTGTTGCCACCAGATTATCCTTGTTTTTGTGAGGCGAAAAAGACTTGCGTTTTTCCCCCATTGATAGATGCGTATTGTAACGTTAAACATGATGAAACTATCGTAATGAAAGCTTATGGTGATGGTAATTGTTTGTTGCATTCCGTAATCGGAGCGATGGGGTTGAGGGAAACTGTTGACGCACTCAAACAGATATTGTTATTGTCACCTGCGATGCACATGGCATGTAATGCTGTGGCGTTACGTAGAGTGCTGAATGCTCGGAATCAGCATACTGGTTTGGATATGCTGAGATTGGTTTCTTTGCATTATAATATCGACGTATGTGTACATACTGTTAATGTGCCTGAGGGAGTTGATCCCTATGCGAATCTACCTGTTATAGATGTGCAGAGGATAAGATCTGATCGTGCTTTGAGAACAATTCATTTGCGGTTTTCGCAGTCACTGCTTAAGGGCGTCGACGGTCATTATGATTGGTTGGCGGTTGCTGATGAGCCCGTTGTTAGTAATTTAAAAATTGGTGCTGGATTTTGCACTACTACTAGATTCTTTCAGCGATTTTCTGAGCAGCTATTAGGTAGTGTTCATTATACTGAGATTTTGTTGGCGTTACATCATATGTATGAAAATAGAGAACCTGCAATGACTCTCGGTTGGATCTTTGGTATACAGATTCCGTATAATGGAAGGATCTATGGTAAAGGACCGTTAGTCAAGGTCACTCAGGAGAGTGTTTTTGAGTTCCATTTTATCGCGGAGAACGTAAAAATATCGATGAGTGATCTTTTCGCAGCTTTGGACAGGGCAATCTTGACGCCAATACATCGCGACGCAAGGAATTTCGCACAGCGTGTTGATCCGTATGCAAATATAGTGCAATACGTAGATGGGCGATTGCGTAATCGGTCGGCTTTGAAATTGATAGAGATGTTGGTTTCGTATCCAAAATTGTCGGCGGGTAGAATTTCTGGTAAACCACAGGGACAGTTTACCGCGTTGGATCTCGGCGGTGCGCCTGGTGGATGGACTGTTTTGTTAAGACAATGTGAGTATTTGGTTACAATGGTCACGCAGAGGGATGATCGGATTCCCGTATATCCTGATTTGGATGCACAGGTTATTTACCAGTCTGCTTTCGACAGGATTGAAGGAGTTTATGATCTTGTTGTGTGTGACGTTGCTACCGATGAAACTTACTCATTTATAAAGTCGCATGAATATTTTTGTTCGGCCTTGCAAAAGATTGAGAACCTTAAGTTGGGTGGAAGTATGATAATTAAGCATCATAATGTCTTATCGCTTATAGCGAATTGGCATTTGTATGTTCAGTTTGGTGACTTTCAACTAATGGATGTTTTTAAACCGGTCTTTTCAAGACCGTGGAATACTGAGGTTTATGTGATGTTACTTGGACGTGTCGAGCAGAGGAGGGTCGTTCCTGTTTCTTTTGATGCTTTGGAGAGGTATAAATCGGCTGTGACAATGGTTGTACCATATTTGAATAACTCGCATTTGAAGCACGATAGAATTCCAACCGATTTGAATTTACAATTTTTACGGTTGTGGCGAGAGGTTAAACCACCGATACCAGAGGAAAACGGAGAAATAACAGTTGCTGAAATACTGAACGGACCATTCGTATGTATCGAAGATCTTTACTCCTCGGATGATGATAGTGAGGTGTCATCTGTTTGTTACGAGGAGTTAGGAGTAGACGAGATCTCGTTGAGTGATGATGTTATATCGCGCTCTTTCGATGTGAGTGAATCTCACGAAGTGATTGCGTTGCCCATTGTCGTGCCCAGCGAAGCTGAGATACCTAACGATGGGGATGATGTTTATTCTGCAACAGTTCAAGAGTTGACTAATGAGAGACTTCAAGCGGAACACATTGTTCAGCGCGTTGAGAATCAAATGAAGGGCATTCAAGAAATTGTAATACCCGAACGTTTTGAAATCAGTCTTGAATCTGATGAAGTGGTTGAAAAGAATCAGCGTCGTAAGAATAAATGGAGAAGAGTTTTAAATTTGCTAACTGGAAAATCTCATAAATATGAAAGGCTTAGGGATGAAACCGTAAAGGAACAAGAGCCTCCTGAGATAGAACAAAAAGTAATTCTCGCGGAGGTTTTAGACGGCAGTCCTATACTTCCAGTTGGAAAGTTGAAGGGAGTTAAATCCAAGAGCGATATACCTAGATTTAAGAATGAGGTCGAGAATTTAACTAAGAGTTTGCCCATGTGTACTTATAGTGGTCACGATCAGATTGCCGCAGCATGTATGATGTTGAAACAACCATTGGGCGATTTGGTACACAAAATGTTATGTAGATTTTATGAGAGGAATGTTGCTTATAATTTTTTGCAAGGGAACGAAGAGGTCTATGAATTTTTATTGTTCGATAATGCGTATTCGGAGGTTATGACTAATGCAAGATATGTTTCATGGTTAAATACAACTCATGCCAAGGATGAAACTCTATTTCTAAGCATTTGTGAGAGAACAAGGCTGTTGTTGCGAGTGTATCGTCCGGATCTTGAAAAAGATTTGGATGATGAAAAAGTTCGGCAGCAGTTATTGACGAATATGAATGCCGGTTATATGAATAGAGAGTTTGAAGATATCATTCAGAAGAGGAGCTTTGTTCGTTTTATAATTAAAAACGTTTATGCTTTTGCTTATCTCTTCGCTTCATCCGTTATTGGCGGTACTGATGTCGAAATTTCGAATCGAGCGCAAATGATGGCTCAAAATTTTTCCATAAATCTTTTATTGAGCAAAAACTATATTGATTCATATGACATTGCGGAATTGCGAAAAAAGAAAATTAAGGTTGTTAAGAAGATTGACGCGAAGTATAAGGAAAGGAAGTTATATTATCAAAAGTCTGGTGATTACATTTATGAGGATGGTTTGCGTAAGAGAAAAATTGGACCATTTACTGCGTACACACAGTCCGAGTTGAAGCAGACTGTTGATTCTATTGATGAGCAATTAAAGAGATATTTACCACCCGATGTTTTGTATGCGGATGATATTGATTTAAAGATGATGAATAAAAGGGATGTACATTCTAAACGTCAGAGTGACGGAAAAGATCTTATATCTAAAGTCAAAAGAGACGAAGTAAAAGCTAAAGGATGTGCTGATACAGATCTTCACGCATTAAAGAACATGAAGGTTGCTGGATTCAATATGAGGGAGACTCCTTTAATTACTGCCGCATATGGAAATCAATCCACAACAACGGTTATGCTTATAGTTGATTCGGAACAATCTTTGGATCAGCAACCCTTTTATACATATTTTAATGAGTCAAAATTGCGCAAGGGTTACTATTTTAAGGTTAAAACTATACTGCAAAAGAGAATAAGGACAAAAACTTTAACTGATGGGTTGTTTTGTGTGGTAAATTTTGAAGATTTTGTTGGTTCTGTTTTGGAAACGATTACGTGTATCATACTTGTAAGTTCTTTGAATAATGTGCAGGCTGATGTTTCTACTTTTGCGAGAGATTTTCTGGTAAAATATCCGGAGTATGCCAGGATCTCTGTTTATCATCAGGAAAAGCACGCTTTCCCTGCTGAAAGAGTCTTGAGAAGGTCTTTGCAATCCGCGCTTACGTTAAATGATAAGCATCGATATGTCTTGTTTGGACAGATTCCGACTTTTATTAGAGAATCCATAGCGCGAGTCGCTGAAAAGGAATTAAGCCGCGCTAGCGAAAGCGTTGTTGAAAGTATGCATAGTGCTTGGGCAAAGCATGAATACAATAATCAATATTTTAGGTACAATCCAGATTATAAGATCACAGAAGACCCTATGCAAATGAAAAGGAATGCTATGAACGAATTGAGGGAAGTGTGGCGAGTCACTGATAGAATAATATTTGATAATATGAAAAGAAAATTTTCATTATTGCCAAAATATTTTGACGCGCCGATGAAAGCACATTTACGTACATGTCCAGAGAATTATGGTATTATTAATAATTCTTTCTCAGAGTGGATAATTGTACCCAATGAAGAGGCTAGAGAATACGAATACTGTTTTGATGGTATATCCATGCTGTCTGTTGCGGAGATTAAATCTGGTAAAGTTATACCGCAGGGTGCTTATCTTATGGTGAGTAAGTTTACTGCACTAATGCAGGATGGAAAATTGTATGATGCCGTCAAACATATAGACGTTTCTAGAGCCGAAGACACAGTCTTGAAACTGTTTAATGGCGTTCCCGGATGTGGAAAAACTTGGAAGTGCTTACAGTTGTTCGATCCTGACGGTGGCAATGGTGATTTAATATTGTTTCCAACTAGAGAATCCTGTGCGGATTTTAGGGTGAGGATTCAAGCCGAAAGGCTAAAAAAGAACTTACCCGAGTTGACTCAAGAACAGTTAAAAGCGAATATTGTTACTATTGATTCATTTATCATTAATTTTGAGAAAAGACCACCGCATAAAAGAAATTTCGAAAAGCTTTTAGTTGACGAGGCATTGATGGTACATGCAGGACAAATATTATTCGCTGCATTTTTGGCAAAGACAAAAAATGTATTACTTGTTGGTGATACTTGCCAAATTCCATATATATGTAGAACACCGGAAGTCGTCGTTAGATGTGAATCGGCGCTACCGTATATCAATGAAACGGAAAGAATGGACTTGAGTAGAAGATGTACTGGTACAACAGCAATGATATTGTCGTCGATTTATACGAGAGGAACGACTAATGATGTCGGAATGTTTTCTGTTAATGACATTTTTGACGAGATGATCGTTAGGAATTATACTAACGTTGGATCCGTCGAGAATGATAAGTCCGCAACCTATTTGACTTTTACGCAAGGCGAGAAGAAAGAGTTAATTAAGAACGGTTTCCGCGCATCTACTATTCATGAGTTTCAAGGTAAGGAGAGTGATAAAATTGTCGTGGTAAGAATGACATCGATTAGGAATACGATTTATTCAAGTGAATCGCATATTTTGGTGGCATTGTCTAGACACCGTAGAGAATTTATTTATTATACTCCTATTGCTGATGATATGTGTGTCTGGATAAAAAGAGGAATGTATAAGTCACGAATAATACAAAAGAAACATCTGAAGAAACCCGACGTGTCTGTCAAAGTCTATGACAGTCGATTAAAAAGGGGTGGCGCAATAATTAATAGGTTTCCGCAATCAGTCAATGTTGCAACATGTGATGAGAGAATAATGAGCTGTGGTGGAAACTATGGGTCGTTGTCGCCAGCGTGTTTGCCTTTTGATACTGATGAGCATATTATGGACTTGTTGACACCAACGTTTCCGTTGATTCCTATCGCTACTAGAGCTAATGACAGTGTTGCGTTTTTACAATCACAGTATGATCATGTGTTTCCCGGACATAGTTCTCATTATGTTAGACATGACCCAATTTTGGTGGCTCAATCTGATATTAATTTGCATCTTGAGGATATTAGAATAAATCCCGACTATCGTGGGACTGATAAGGTTCAACCCTTTGATAAGTTATATCCTGCTTTGAGAACAATAATGCCAAATTCTCGGCCAAATTCGCAAATAGAGACCTTGTTAGCATTGATTAAAAGAAATCAAGCAGTACCAAAGCTCGGGGGAGTTGCACACCATGAAGCGTTATCTGATAGAATGCAAAATGCGTTCTTGAAAACGTATATGATTGATGGTTATGAAGCATACCTAGAGGACTTTCGATTGCATCCCATAGTTCCGGATCCCACATCTATAGCGCAATGGTTAGAAAAACAGGATCCTGGTACTGTGTCTTTAATAGAAAATGATCGTAGCGCTGCGGAGATTTCTTTGAGTAGGTATAATTTTATGATTAAGCCTTCTGTGAAACCACCGATGGATATGGGAGCACCATATACTTATGCATCATTACAGACTATTGCCTTTCATCCAAAAAATGTTAATGCGATATTTTGTCCCATAATTAGTCAATTAAAGGCGAGAATTGTTGGTTTGATGAATCCGAAATATAAAATATTTACCGATTGTTCGCCACAGGAGTTTGCAAAGAAGATACATCGTGACATTGATATTGATAGATTAGTAACAAAATTTTTTTTGGAAGTCGATATTTCGAAATATGATAAAAGTCAAGCTTTGTTGGTTTTGCTTTATGAATGTAAATTAATGCGAACTTTTGGTGTGTCAGAAGATTATGTGCAATTATGGTTTAATGCACATGAAAACACTACATTGTTCGATAGAGTAAACCAGTTAAAGGCAAATATTTCGTACCAGCGGAAGTCTGGAGATGCTTCTACATTTTTCTTCAATACTTTGTTTATAATGGCCGTTTTGGCTGTTATATTCGATTTGGACCTATTGGATTTCGCCGCTTTTGCTGGCGATGATTCTATATTGGTTGGTCATTTAAAGGCAAGGCATGATTACGCACAAGTGTGCGCTGATTTGTTTAATTTGGAAAGTAAATTCGTTTATGACTATGAACGAATGAGTTTTTGTTCTAAATTTCTACTTGTTGTTGATAATAATGTTTTCTTTGTGCCTGACCCAATGAAGATGTTGACAAAAATCGGGCGTCATGATCTAGTGAATTTTGAGCATGTTGAGGAATACCGGATTTCTTTGGTTGATTTAACCGCTGATTTTGGTAATGCTTTGATTCACCATGCACTTACAGAGGCAATTAATGATCGTTATAACTCGAGCGGAGATAAGGGACCTTTGATATCCTCGATTTATGCTATCGTCAGAGATAGTGAAGCTTTTGCGTCATTATTTTATTCTTTACCTGGCGATCGCTTATGGGTTGATCCTTCGCGTCCTTCTTTGGGTTAGGTGAACTGATTATCCTATAGTTATAGATGAAACATGTATTTGATTACTTTTATGATGTTGACGTGTGGTAGGGTTCTGCCACCAACTCCTGCAAATGATACGTGTGTATATTGGATGCCATCCCCATATGGGTTTGAAATAAATAAATATCTATATAATAATGGTTTATCCTTTTCATTGCACGGTTGGTGGCCAAGGGAAATATCAAGCGGTGTTACCGCATTGACGTTTTCTCAATTTCAAAATGTTTATGATGGTAAAATGAATTTTCTTGATGTGAAAGAACCTTTTGCGAACGTGTCTTGCTTTCAATATAGAGAGTATAAGAAGCATGGAGCGCATAGCGGTTATACATTTTCAGAGTGGTATAATTCAATATCACAATGTATTAATCGAAAGGAGTTCACTTATGTTCATCAATGCCATTATAATGAAATAACTGATCTTAATTGTATATTGACGACAACAAGCACACCGATGCAAATGGTTGGATGTAAAAGTGGACGACCTTTTACTTTTTGTAAGGTGAACTGAGTATCCTTGAATTATATAGATCGATGGGAGAAAAGTTAGTTAAAATTGTTTGTGAGGAGTTGATGAAATTAGATTGTACTGATCCTACTGATAAAATAATAATCGATAAATTGCTGCTGTCTTTACATTTACAGGGAGAGGTTAATAGTTATCTCTGTTTAAGAAGAGAAATTTCGCGTTGTGTGGATAAATTTCAATTTCTTGAATTGTTAAAGATCTTTGTCGGAAACGGATTATAAACGAGTACTGTCATTGCAATATCTGGCAGCAAGATCTGACCATTATTTGCAACCTATTACACTGGCTACTGCAAAATCCGAGCCCAGTCCGCACTCATCACTTCCTTCTGAAAGTGAAGAGGAAGACGAATGCATTATGGTGTATCGCGGATTAGAGAACAGACCAGCGTTGCCATACCATGACTTCATATCTCTTGCAGATATGTTGAATTTGTGTAGCAATGCTAAACATTGTTCATTTTCGGTAAAAGCTACTCGTGAGGAAGTACGACAAACGATTCGCGATTTGAATCGTGTTCGAATAAGTGAGCAGAATCGATTTCCTATCAATGGATATTATATTGATATTACTTCCAGTGTTTGTGCCGATCTTTTAGATCGAATTCATAATTCACTGGATTTTAATGAACGTACTATGGATGGAGCGTTGAGCTTGAATACTCACGCAGCAAGACCATTCGCTTCGTTCGATGATTCG